AGAATTTTTAAATACGTGTCTGTATTTACAGAATTTTTTGATGTCTCAACCCCTAATCTATGTTGTATTCTATCTGTGTTCATATTATCCTGTTTTAGTTATTAAACAACCAACACTATCAGTAGCAGTTGTGGTTATTGTAGGTGAACTATTGGTAGAAGACCCCACACCAAAAGGTAAGAAAGTAACCGAACCAACACCACCAGTAGGTGATGAAACAGTGTGTGTATAAGTACCAGAGCCAGAGCTAGTTGTGGTTATGTTAAAGTTTAATGCAGAAGTTGGTAACGCCATTTGAGTGGTTGTGTATGTTATAGTGTTGCTAAAACATGTATGTGTTGATGTATTGCTAAATTTAATTTTAATATTCGTATTCATTGATGACCTAGGAATAGTTATAATAATTGGTGTGGTTGCATTAATATACGGTGCAGACGTATACTGCCATGAACCACCATCAATCATGTAAGCAATATAAGCTGTTACAAGTCCAGTTGGTGCTGAAATGTAAATTGGAACATTATAATTACTAGGGTCACATTGTTTTGCCAACTGAGCAGATGTAGGCGTACTAATAGTTAACTGAGGATTCAACGAATTCAAAATTGTTGTTAACGTTGTTGATTGTGCTGTTGAATCGACAACAGTGGTTGTATATGTACCATTTTTTAAATTAACCAAATGTAATGAATAACTTGTGAAACTGCTAGGGCCAGTTGTTGTTACAGTATATGGTGGCGTACCGCCATTAATAGTTATATCCATTGTACCATCTTGTCCATTGAAACATGTCACATCTGTATGTGTTTGTGATACGTTTAAGTATGTTGGTCCGCTGACTGTCAAACCAGTTGTTGTACATGTATTAACACCATCTGTTACCGTTACTGTATAACCATTTGTTGTGTTAACTGGCAACCCATTAATCACTTGTGGATTTGTTGTTAAAATACCACTACTTGGAACCCCAGCTGGAGCACCAAAAGAGTCAGTTACTGTAAAGTTAAGTGTTGGTCCACCACCACCAGCACTTATTGATATTTGACCATCATTTACACCTAAAACTGTACAATTTCTAGTAACATTAGCTGAACAATAAAATGGTGGTGGTCCACTAACAAATACAGTTTGCGTTACTTGGTTACCTGTGTCATCAACGATTGTTATAGTATAGCTACCACTTGCTAATGGTGATAAAATAACTGGTAATGATTGATTTATATTGGTTGGGTCTGCATTTACAGTAGATGGACCAGCAGTATAACCATTTGAGCTAGTCACTGTGTATGTATATGGTCCATGTCCACCGATAACTGTAAATACAATACTTCCACTAGGAGTACTTGATGAGGATGGAGTTTCTGTCGTTTCTATAATTATATCGTTTCTAGTAACCGCAACACATGGTGTAAAATATCTTTCGTTCATTTTATCTAATCCAGTTTTTCCTGGTAATGCACCAAAATAGAAATAATATGAATGTTTTGATTGTCCATAATCAGTATAAGTTGGAATGCCTCTAAAATTAACATAGTCAGAACCATTTATAGTGGTATCTGTGGCAAAATTATAAAAACCTTGTGTGTTTGGAATATTAAAATCAGTAGTTACTGAATTTATAATCAAAGGTGTTGTCGGAAAAGTTGTACCACTATTAAGGGCAAAGAAAATATCTCTAATTTCTTGGTTTAAATCTCCATTAATATCGTCAGAACCAATAATACCATCAGCTGGGTGTATGACAACACCAGTAAGTGGGTCTTCCAATAATTCATCTATATCAACACCTATTTCACATATATGTCTAATATTCATGGCTTGTGTTGCATCAACATGTAGCCCTAAACAATTTACATGAAAGAAATTACCCAAAACAGTTCCACCTTCATAAACAATACCTGTCGCAACAACAACATCGGTACCACTGGTTGTTTCTGAAACCTCAGCAACATCTGGTGGTAATTTATAACTTGATGGGATTAAATATTGTTGAATTTTAGGTATACCTTGCCAATCACAATCAAATACAGAACCTAAACAAATAATATCAGTTGCAAATAATTTATTTGTTAAATTGTGTAATGTTGAGGCGTAATAAAGCGTATTGTCATATTTTTTTATCAAACCATCTCTAAATGGTCTATAAAATCTATATTCCTTTTGACAATCATCATGGTTACTATTATCAAAAAGAGTATCAACAAACATATTGCTATGACAATCATTATCTGGAATACCATTATTATTACCATCGACACCACTATAATTTGGGTCTGATGTAAAATCACTACAATCGTATTCACAAAATTTTTCTCTACCCTTTCTTCTTTTCTTATATTTCAAAAGATAACTAAACAACGTACCATTCACCCAATCATTATAAAAATCGTATTGGAACATGTTTAATGATTTTGCCAATCCAAAAGCAATACAATCAGACCAACCAACATCATCCCCAAAATCACACGTATGACCTAATGCATCACCGCAATATCTTGTGGGTTGTGGATTGGCCGCACTATAACCATCATCACTTGATGAACAACCTGGAGCGTAATAAACTTCACCTTCATCTGTTTGACATTGAACTGTAATACATGGAACATAATTTAATAGGTCTAAGTTACCACCCAAATCATTTATGAAATCAACAATATCATTAATCAAACGTATTATTTTGTTGATGAGCCAAATAACCGTTTTGTTGATTAACCATACGATAAAACCTATGATTTTTATTATTATACAAATGATAAAAAATATAGGATTGGTTTCAGTTCTTACTCTATTATATGGGAAAGGTGTTTTATCCCCAGCACAAGCATCAACATCTTTAATCGCAGTCATATTTGCTGATGGGTTACCGTTTGTTTTATTACGCCCAAATCTAGGGATAAAATTAGAAACACTATATATTTTGTTCCAATGTATATCTTTGAAACTGGTATCTTTTGTTTTTGTACCAAACTCGTAATCAATTTCGTTAGTTGTTTGTGGGTTATTAGGTACCAAATATGTTGCTCTAGTTCTTAACCTACCCTCACCACCATTCTCATCCATTTTTATTTTAAATCTAACACTAGCCCTTGTTGGGATACCAATGTTAGGGTCTTGTGATAATATCATTGTACCATCTTCAGCGGTAACCATGTAATCCAAATTCATAGGAATTTGAAAAGCCCATGCACCATCATCACCTATAACTCTACCACCATCAACACTAAAATCTTCAATTTGATTATCTAAATCTTTTCTAATAATATCAATTGAACCAGTTGTAGTCACCTGTTCACACATTTCACCTAGTGCTTTTCTTGGACGACAACGTTTATTGATGCTGTGTTTGTCTTGGTCACCAAATATGCTACCCATAAAGATAGCAGCTGGAATTATATTGTAGTTTAAGTCAATATCTACTCTGGTAATACCAACTTCACAGTTTTCAGTGTCACCCCAAAATGGTTGTACGTTCACACCAACATTGGCCGTTTTAACTTGAACCAATTTATCCAGATTTGTACCGCCCTTAAATTTGGTGGCACTATCAAACAATTTTGCTGGTGTTCCTTGTCTGATTAAATCATAAGGTCGTTGTGAAGCTTCACCAATATCAGATATATCAGCATCAACATGCACGGTATATGTTCCAAGTGGAACACCAAAAATCATAAAGTCACCAGCATGGTTCGTTGTTGTTGTAAATTTGTAATATTTACAGTAAACACTTAACATAGTGTCGTTATCCAACACTTCTCTTTTTGTAGGAAATGTACCTATAGGTGTAAAACAATCATTATTCGTCTCAGATTCTTTAGGAAATAAATTGTATCTAATACCTTCACTGTCTTTATCTGTGATTACTTCAAAAGGGTATAACCCTTTTATTAATGGGTCGTTTTTGTCTATATCATCAATAGGTATAAACACGCTAACTTTAGCATTTGGAACACCAAAACCGCTGTTTATTATAACTCTACCAACAATAGTACCGTAATCAGAACAAAATTTTGTATATGCATCTTCTTGTGAAATTCTCAAAGATAAAATTTCAATGAAATCAAAATCTTGGTCAAGTTTTACCTTTAAATATTTATCACTGCCATTTGGTGTCGTTCTTATTCTTATTGTATTTGACATTATTAACCAATTATTTGTTTGTTATATCCTCAACATCTAATAATATTACATCATCTTCTGTTAATTCTTTATAGTCTTCATAGTCATCGTCATCATCATCATCATCTTTTTGTTTAAACTTTTTACCCAAAGATAATAAAATTGGTTTAACGTCAATATTTTTATTCAATATTAACATGTTAAAAATAAGCCAAACTATGTATATGTTTATTATCGGTAATGCCGCTATAAGAATCAAAAACCCTAAAATTTTTAATGCATATTTTATTACTGTTTGTGTTACAGAATTTTTTGTTTGACCCCCATTTTCAAGCATGGAATCAATGCTTTGACCGTTTTTACAATTACAACTCATTTTATAGTATTTTTAGTGTATTATTTTGTACAAATATAAGGTTTATATCCTATAAGGAAACCTTAATTCTTAACTCTGACTTTGATATCTATTGTTGGGTATTTTATTTCAAACATGCTTACAGGGTCACCAAAAAGAGTGTAATCAGAAGAAATATCAATCTGTCTAGTAACTGAATCCAAATAAGGTTGTGACGTTTCATTAACACTATATTTTCCTTCACCTACTTTATTGTAAACTCTAAGGTCAATTACGTTAAGAACACCACCAACATTATTTATTGTTTCAATCAATGATGACATGTAAATGTTATCACCCATTTGATACTTGCTGATATCCATAAAGCTTTGTACGTCAGAAATAACTTGGCTAATTACTTGTGATTGAGATACTTTTTTATCAATATACAAATCAATTTCAAATGATAAATTTATTATCTTGCCATTTGCTAATTGAACGTAATCATTCAACATTCTATAATCAGAAAGGTATGTTGCAATGTTTTGCATCAAAGTGGTTGTTGATGTATTGCTTAGTTTAGAACTAGCGTCCAATCCTAAAATATAAATTTTAACTTTGTTTTGTTCTTCAAAAACACCACATCTAAAAGGTACACCAAATTTACCTGGCATTAAAGAAATTCTAGATTGATAATCTTTGATGGTTACGGCTCTGTTTTGAGCCGCAAAATTATATTTAACCAAGTTTCTAATTTCTTCTACACTAGGTTCATCTCTACCACCCAAAGCTGGGAATGCATTGTTAACTTTTAAAGAAGCCTTTACTGCATTATTTGTTGTTTGGATAGAACCATTAACCGTCATATTTACCAAACCAACACTAGTCAAAACGTTTGTACCAACGTTGGTATCTGCACCACCACCCACTCTATATTTGATAAACATAGTTGTATTAGCTGTTGGCGTTTCACCCAATGACATGTTATTAATAAAATCACCTATTTGATTAACCAATGCCGTATTTGTGTCAAAGTCACAAAGACTAGATACGTCTTGACTACCGCCACCAAATGTAATTTTTGTAAAACCTAAATCGGTGTATTCAGAAATAAATTTTTTGGTTGTTGTTATCCATTTTCCTGGTTTAACACCAGCGTTGTCACTAGCTTTTGTAGTGTCTTCGATAAAAATTTCACTTTCAGCCAACGCATCCATTTCATACCATCTGATTGTTGGGTCCAAGAATTGGTCAAGGCTAGGGTCTTTTGTATAATTTGTGCCTTGCAAAGCAATTATTGAATCAATTGATAAAACATTGGTATCTGGTAGTACCACTTCTAAAAAAGGCACAACATCAGAAGACGTTATAACTCTTTTAAATACTTTTGAATAACCGTTAATTACCATTTCTCTTTTAACAATAGTGTAGTTTACTAAAATATTGTTAGAATTAAAATTTGGTATAATGGTTCTATTAGGTATACCCCCAATAGTAAATGGACTTGAGAAATCTATATCATTTGCTGTTTCAAAAATTTTACCAGCACCATTAACTTGTGAACCAGCTCTAATTACTGGTGCGTATGAAACGTCAAAAGTATCTCCAAAAACTGGTACTGTGACTGAAAAATCAACAATTGTTACGCTTGGTCGTTTTCCTGGAATTTTTAAACCAAATGTTCTAGCTAAAGATAGAACTGATTTTTTTTCTTGAGCGTAATCAATTTGTGTTTCTTGAAACATTCTATCAGTGTTGAATGATAACATATCACCAACAGCAGCGTTTAATTCAAGAAGCATCATACCAACTGATGCATCATTAAAATCGTTAAAAATATCTGGATAATATTGTTTAACCATGTTTACTAGGTCAGCCCTAATATCAGCGAAGTTTCTAGATGTGTAATTTATACCTGTATTTGCCATATTATATATTGATTATTACGAAGTCTCTCATTGAGAAGACATTATCAGTTATTGTGTAGTCAATCCTTACTACCGCAGCATATTCGCTTTCAGTAGATGGGTCAACAGTTATCTCATTTATTTGTAACTTAGGTAAATATTGTTTAACAACCGTTGTTATTTCAGTTTTAATTTGAGAAAGAGTTAAACCATCGTTTGGTTCAAAAATATATCTTAATAAATCAGTACCAAACTCTGGATTATATAATCTTTGACCTTTTCTTGTTAAAATTAAATGCATAAGGTCTGCTTTTATAGCTGATGCATCATCAGCATTTAAGTCTAAGAAAAAACCTTTACCACTATTTTTAATCC